GCCAACTTTTTCAAGTCCCCAACTTCTTATACTTGCGTTACGTTAGCAGCAAGGCTACGACCGCTTGTAATCAGACACATCAGTCCATTCACAAAAGATACTACAAAGCCAATCTGCCAACATTATACATTGTTGAACATAGGTGTAGTTTTGAATTGGCTCTACCTCATCAACTAACTCCCCAAATGCTTTGTTCCACATCACGCCAAAATCAACCACATCAATGTATATTTTACTTGCAGGTATTCCGCTAAAACAATTTAATTCAAAACCACCTTTATCTTTTTCAATGTATAATTCTACGCCATCGCCATCATCACACCACCATTGGCTCGTCCATAATTGGTGTTCCTTTAGGTCATTTCGCATAACCCAAGCCCTGCTGCTAACATCGTATTGCTGCAAGTGTGGCATTTCGTTTAAATTCAAAGTTTTGTCCATCTAATAAAGTTTTGTGGTGTTATAAAATTCAGTCCTTCGATTGCCCCACCTGACAGCAATATGAGAACCTTTAGTGGCAAGTGCTAAGACTCGTCCATAGTTTGAAGATTATGTACTGCTTGTTCAATTGTGTAAGCGTTTGACCATAGTATTCTCACATACTCTTTTGTAGCGTTTACGCTTGCTTGTTTTGTTACTGTTTGATAAAATTGTGCAAATGTCATTTTCGTTTCCTTTACCGCACCAGCCACTAACAGCGGTTTGGTGCTATTATTTTGCCTATTAATTTTATCTAAGGCTTGAAGTATCTGCAAGGCAAAATAACAGACACCAAGCCGCAAAGCGTTAGCGGCAATACCCGCGCCCCTCGACCACAAAGCGGCCACGGAGGGCTGATCGCTTTGTGCCTCCCCTTCGCGCGGGATACAGCCGCTAACAACGTGTATATCTCATAAATGTGGCCGGATAGCTTTGTGTTTCAAATTACGTTCAGTGAGGTATTTTAAAAATTAAACCCCCACCGCACGGGTGACAAGTTCAAAATTCTCATGGACATTGCCGATAATTTCAAAGTCCCATTGCTTTTCTTCTGTATCACAATGTGATGTTTGCCCTCTCTTAAATCTTTTACCACGCTCAACATCCATTAGTGAAAGTGGATAACCATCTCTTAAAATGAAACATCCATTATCATAAACTACAGTTGCTAACTGCGTTTGAATGTGGCTTCTTTGTTTTTCACACTCAGCTTCAATTATTGGAATTTGCTCAAGTTTAGACCACCATCTCTTATAAACATTGTAGTACTTAAATTGAATAATATCACCACTGTAAATATCATTACCATTTTTAACAAATTCTCTATATTTACAGTGTAACATTTTAGTTAGGTGTTTTGAAAGCCCCCGCTTTAGGTTTAATTTTTAAAATACTGTGTTTCAAATTACGTTCGGACTAGTCGCTTGCACTACTACAAAACCAGATACGTTGGTGGCAATGCCGCCCCGCTCAATGGTGCTTCGTGGACGGTTCATCTGTTAAGTCGTTTTTAAAATTTAAAAACAAAACCAGCCGCATGGTTTATCCACACCAAATGTGGTCTGCCTCAAAAGCGTCTTCCTCTCTAAACCAGAAGTATTTAATAGTGTCTTTTGAAATTCTAACTTTTGTTATGAAGTCATCTTCACCCATTATCACAACGCAAACAGAACTCATTTTATCAAACCAATTTATTTCTATAAGTGCCTTTTGGTAGTCAAGTAAAAAATCGTTTCCATAATGTTTCAATTCACATTTTGAAGAAACGAGCGTCCCATTTATGAAGTAATTCTCTTTATATTTCTCTATGAACCAAGTTGGTAAAGAGCTTCCAAAATGTTCAGTCGTTAGTGTGCTTCTAAACCCCATCGCGTTTTGTTTTTAAATTTTAAAACCTTCGGCAAAACCAGCCGCACTAATTTAAAATTTTAGGATTGTGGAATATTTTACCTTTTACTGTCACTTCTACAATTACTGTATCTGTTCCGTAGTCACTTGCATTTTCTTCGGCTTCTCTTAATGAGTTGCAAACTTCGTAAACCATAGCCCTATCTTCATTAGTTCTATTTTAAAACCTTATTTCATCATTCAACCGAAGTTCAGTGAGGTAAATAAATATTTTTAAACCTCCGACCCGCTCAAAGACAATTCAAGTGATTTTCTATAATCATCCTCAGCACGTTTCAAAGATTCTTTTGCCCATTCAAGTTTTCGTTTTTCACGATTAACAATGTGATTTTTAGCAAACTCCCATGTATCAAAATAATCTGTGTAGTTAGTTGATTTCAATTCTCTTCTCGGTTCTCCTTTCCAATTATTTACCCATATAGAAGATTCTGTTTGTTTGATTACTTCTACTTCATCAATTTTAATTGAGTTCTTATTAACCTTAAATAGTACCATAATTTTAATTGGGTGAAAACGCCCCCGCGCTTGGTTTAAAATATTTATTTACTGTGTTTCAAAATTAGTTCTGGCAATGCCATCACACTTCCAAAGTTTTGTTAATAGCCTTGAAGACTTCAGCAAGCTTCGACAACGGGACGCGGATAGTTTTAGTAGGTTCTTTCTTTTTACGACCTGCGTTTTTTCGTTTACCTCCATGAGTTGGTTTTTTTTTCATATCTTTGTGCTAACAGTACCCCGATTGCTTACCGTAAGATCAGCTTCGGGGTCATTTTTAATACATCCTCCTTGCCTCTCAACGATGCACACTTGGGGGATTTTTTTAAGCCGTGAAGATTAGTGCAAATCTTAGTTCCTGAATCAAATTGAATAAGGGCGTAGTTTCCTTCAATTTTTAGTATAACCACTTCATTCAAGTGGTTATACTTTACTTTATCACCTACTAGCATGCGCCAGCAGCCTTTAAAAGTTTAGCTAAGAAGTTTTTAGCTTTTCTTTCTGATGGGGTTGCAAAGTGGCACTGGTTAGCTGAATCAACTACCATGTAAGTTTTTGAACCATTGAAGATGATTGTTGCGTAGGTGTTTGTTGTAGTTGTCATTTGCTTTAGCGTTTAATTACGATGTAAATATACAGCGCCTACTTGAATCTTGCAACACTTTTCAAGATTATTTTTAATTTATTTTTTGACCTTTGAAATCAGGTTAATTTGCCAATAGCCTTGAGTACAGCCGGTACTTTCGTTTTCGGTATTCGCATAGTAACTGTTTCCTCTTTCTTCAATTCAGGCGGCAGCTTTGGACGGCCTGCGCCCTTACGTTTACCTCCGTGGGTTTTATTTTTCATAGTGAATACTGTTTAAACCTTGAGTCTATTATTATTCCGTCATCTCCTTCATAATCAATTAAGAAAGTAGTTATTACCCAACCATCACCATTGAATGATTTTATCAGACTTAAAGTTTCTTCAACAGTTTCACACAAAAATCTAATGCCTCCAACAATTGGCTTTTCATTACAAGAATATCCATACCAAATTTTATGATTCGATATTCTGTAATGGTGGTAATGGAACCGGGGCTTAGCCAGTTCCTGAAATAGTTTAGTTTGCAAGTTCAATTCTGAAAAACCAAGTGTTAAGATTCTTTGAGAAATCAGCCTTTGCGCTGTCACCTGAATTTCTGTATTTATTAGCTAGTCTTAGAGCTGCAATCTCAGAGCAAAAACCATAGATAGTACCGGATACGTTTTCAACTTTTACTGGCTCCTTAGCAATTTTTGACCAATCCTGAGCTATTCTTGAGATTTGATTTTGTGTAGTTGTCATGGCGTTTTATGCCCTTTACAATATTCATAAAGCATAACTATAAGAAGAAAGTCAACGCCAAGCCCTTTTAATAATCCGCCAGAATAAACGTCATATTTTTGATCTCCTTTGTGGTAGGCTATAAATTGCCTACCACCGTTAGAAAATTTTATTTCGTCCATATCATAGTAAGTTTTGATCCTTCAACATTAACTAAGGCATTTAACTTGCTAAAAATAGCAGCAACCTTTTGAGCATACAGATTAGAGGTAAATTCCATTGTATAGAATTTAGCAATGTCATTACCAGTTACTTTAAGGATGTTTTGTCCTACAAATTTTGCTGTTTCGATTTGTAATTTTTGTGCGGTTGTCATTGTCGTTTCGTTTAATTGTTACGTAAATATACGACTATTTTGATTACTTGTTACATTTAATCAAGATATTTTTGAAAATATTTTTAAAACCCCGAAAACAGGCCAAAAAACGGGATTCTAAAACACCGTTAAGCGGCCCGCGCTAGGCCAGCGCACAGGCCAACAAGGGGTTTAAAACATAGGGCAACGGGTAGTGCGCTTTTCATAGTTATTTTCGTGGAAAAGAATTTTTTTAAAAAATGCCCCACCGCACAAGAGTTTCATAAGTTAATTCGGTGTTTGAATTTCCAGTACCAATCATAAATTCCAAAATATACATGGTCGTATCGTTGAGCAAATTGAAACTTAGACCAATCTTCCCCCATGTCTCTTATCTCAACATTATCTGGTGAAATAAACTCTTCAAATGTTTGTGTTGGGTATTTTGAACCAGTCAACGTCAGAAACAAATCTGTAATATGACGGTCTAAAAAAATCTTAGTTTTTTGAAATTGGTCGAGCGAATCAACCTCTTTTACATAAGCTAATACTGTAGGTTTTGTCAACAATATATTTTGTTTCTGGATACCCTCTAGCAATTTCATACTTTGATATTTGTAAAGTCTTCAATAAAATCCAACTCGTTTCCCATTTATTTACCAACTGATTATATCGTTTGGGTATTGGTTCTAAAACCCGACCCTTCGCATTTTTTAAAAAATTCTTTATGTATTTCATAGTTAGTTTTATCGTGTTAGTTGCCCTACGATTTTAAACCCCTCCTACGTTATGCAAAATTGGCATTTGAATTAAAAAACCCACCGCACAAAAAAGTTTCACCAATAAATTTTGTGTAAGCGGGAGGAATTGCTTCTTTCAATCCCTTAAAGTCCATCCAGTCAATTCCATAAGCGAGAGGGGCGTTCTTTACTGTCTTTGGTTGCATACCAAGTTTGAAACGCTTTTCTCTACTTGCTTTACTTGCTGTCGTTACTAATAGTGGTAGTTCGCTATGATCACATTTACAAGGTGCAACCAAAGGAAATGAAGTTTCAAAGAACCTGTGGCGCTGAGTACGCAAATTGAACATTGAACCGCAAAGCATGGTAGGATTTTTAAGTTCATTTTTTGCCCCCGCTACATTCTCAATGCAATACGGCTTTCCTATTTCATTTAGTAATTCACGCAATACATCTATCAACTTTTCATAATTGCCTTTGTGTTCCTTTGGTGTTAGGTGGCTATACCCTTGACATGGTGGTGAGGCGTGAATGAAATCGTATTCCTTGCCGTGTTCTTTTAGGTAAATAATTGCATCGCTCAAAATGAACTTAAAAGGATATTTTGGTTGCGGTTCAATATCAATTCCTGTTACATCAAACCCCGCTTGATAATATCCCATACCAGCACCACCAGAGCAACAAAATAAATCGAGCAATAAAGGCCGACCCTTCTTTTTTAATTCAAAACGCAATTTTCGTTTTCGTTCCAAAATGACAGCTTCGTCAAGTAATGAAACTACGTGCCTTGCATCAATTATTGAAACTTCTCCGATTTCTGCTGCTATTAAAATCTGTTCTTTAGTATATTTTTTCATATCAAATAAGCAATGTTGTTCCTTGAGTCAACGGACGCATCTTCATCCATAGCACGTAAAATGTATTGCAAACTGGTATTCATCCAATAGTCACTTCCAAAGTGTCCCTCCAAAATTTCTTCTTTAGTTTTCACATTGTTTGATAATTAATGTTTCTTGTGGGCTGACCGCCTCCCTCTTTGTTTCTAACCTTACCAACGTATAAAAGCGTTGTATACCGTTCTTCTTCGTCCATGTGGTAAAGGTTGCGGTGAACTACTATAACGTCATCGGCCTTGTTTGGAAACTTACCACCGCCCTCCACATCGCTCATCATGGGAACCGCGGTAGCCCCGGACTTATCCAGCTTTTGCCGTTGTGTTTCGGTAACCGTGTGGCAGTTTAAAAAAATGCTTTTGCCGGTTTGCTGGGTGAATATCCGTAAATCCTCAATCGCATCATAATGGAAAGCCATTTGGTTTTATCCAGTATCGTTGCATGGTTGTTGGTGTTAAAACAAAACTGGATTAAATACCTGGCAAGCGTACTGATACGGTTCTCAGCCGAATATACAATTAGCTTTTTGCGGTTAAGCATTTTAGAAAGCAGGTAAAGAACAGTGTAGGTTTTGCCCACGTTGGTATTGCCGACAAATACCGTCAACTGGCCCTGCTTGTAGGGCATGTGGTGGTCTATCAGTTTGTGGCCGTACTTGTGAACCTCAAACTTAACGCCAGTTTTAATCTCATATATCCATTCCTCCGGCTGTGCGAAGTAATGATTTTCCATGTCATACCGGGCAGCAATACGCTTTAAAGCATCCTCAGGACTTAACATCTTTTAAGCGTTGGGTTAAACTTTTGTTTAATTGCGTCAGGTGGCTTATCTCGCGTTCCTTAAAAATCAGACTGGCCGCCATGTCCTCGATATGGTTACGGGCCACGCTACCCTCCTGGAGCGCGTTGTAGTCTTTAACCACGTCCTCAAATGCCGTATGTAGGAAAGTTATGATTTCGGTCATCTGCGTCTTTCTTTTGCCCTGTGGCAGGCTTTCGGCTATCTCACGTAGGATTGCCAACCTTTCGGTAATCGTTACGCTAAACTCCAAGTATTTGAAGTTATGGTCTTTTAGAAAGTTAGGTCGGCCAACCAGCTTTTGAAGCGTTACGTTATCCATTTGAGTTATTGATTTTAAGCATGACGTTGTTTACGTGTGTATGCTCGTTGAACATCTTCCCTTCATTTTCCTTCCAAAACAGTTCGGCCATGTAGTCGCGTTTGAACCAAGTACCAAGAAGGTGCTTTTCGCAGTATTGTCTAAATCCGTCTTGGTGTACCCGGCATGGCTTTTCGTGTAGGTATTTGGATTTAACTGTAAAAAACTTTTGAGGGAGTGTGCCAAATACTTCTATCTCTCTATCATTTACTGTTACACTATCTTTTACATTAACACTAACAGGCATTTTTGCCATCTCATCTATGCGTTTGCCATCTTTTGCCATCTTTTGCCATCTTGCCTCAGCACCAGCCTTACCAGCAATACTTCTATTTTCCGCCTTTTCCTGCCATTTTTTAAGGTCTCGCTTCAATGATTGCTTTATTGGCTCAAATACAATCTTTATTAGTTTTGAAGGCGCTTCGGGGTTTTGATCGTTTATGTACCTTAGGTAATGCTTAAACAATAAACCAGCGTCCACGTCATCCAACTCCTCAACCGTGGTTATTAAATCGCAATACAGCAAAACCGATTTCTTATCCTTAGCCATTAAAAAAAAATCCCTTGTCGGGTTCAGGCGGGCAGGCCATCCCCCAACAAGGGTAATTAAGTCACTGTTTCCGGCTGCCCCCGGATTGAAAGTACAAACTTAAAGTATTTTTACTTTCCACCAAAGTTTTTTTCAATTTTGTGCATGGTGAATACACCCAAACTCATCCTGAGTTACTAAGCAATACCGGCTTTTTTCAGGTACGGCTATTAGTGGAGCAATGTCATGCTGAAATTCAAATACATGCGTTCCCGTATGCGCCTGACTTCTATTTTGACGATCTAATACCTTTGCCGCGCTATTATTGTCAAATTTATATTGCCAATTCTTAGCTGTGCAAATGCCGTCAAACTTAGAGTAGCCTAACTCTGCCTGTTGATTTTTCCAGTGTTTACAAGTTTTACATTTGCTCATTTTGAGACTTTAAAAATTTAACCACCCACCAGCAGCCGCCAACAAGGCAAACAATAAACACCCCGTAGGCTTGATACTGTGGCTTTATAGCGTCTATCGCCTCCCGGTTGGCAAGAATACTCATGACAGCTACTAAAGTGGCTATAAACACGACTAATAGCATTCCGGTCAGTTTCAACATTTTAAGCGTTTCTGCCTCGTATTGCTTGCAGTACCTTGGCTCCTGCTTTGGCCGGTGTCCGTCAAAAAGGTTGTATTTCATAGAGGCAGGTTAAACGGTATGTACCTGGTTTTACCACCCTCGCGAATGGCGCGGGTGATTTTTTTGCGGTTGCCGATATTGCCGCGCTTGCAGCTTACGTGTACCCAGTCGGGGTTTGCCTCGTTGCCAAACTCCCAAATGACCTGATCGAACGGCAGGTTTTTGACGATGTGCCGGAAAATGGCCGCGTTGAGTTTGTTGTCAGGGCTGTCAAGGTCGGCAGCCTCACCAACCAAATGCTGACTGCGCAACGCACCGCCCACGGCTTTGTTTACGGCTGGCGTTCGGTAAATAATTTGGATTAACATTTCGGGGAACTCAAATTTGAGTGGGTCGTAGACGGTTTTGGCCAGCCATTTGAGATTTTCAAGATGCTCCGGGTTTGTTACCTCGTTGCTCAGTCCGTTACGTTTGGCCGTCTGGCTACGGGTAGCCTCTTCAAGTGTTAGGTATGTGGATAGTTTCATTTTTTAGGTTCTTTAATTTTTACAGTCACTTCGCATGCGTTGTAATGGAAAACGATACCGTCCTCCTTGTATTCCACGCCTTCGCGCACTTCAAGTAATGCCAGCAGGCGGGTAAGCATGGGGGCCATCTTGTCCATTGTGGCAAAGTGTTCAGGCTGTTGCAACATTAATCAATACTTTACCGTCCTTGCAATGCCAGATAACCATGTCGTTAACGCTTACCATCACATTGCGATCAATTCCTTTTTTTCGCGTCCGTTTGATTGTGGCGGTACTCCGTTCGTTTTCGGGTATCCCTCTTAGGTAGGGGTGAGTCCGGCTCCAGTCTCCGCTACTTGATTTCGCTTTAGGCATTCTTTTTTGGTTTTAAATTTAACCTTGTTTCTCTGATAGTACAGGCGGTCATAAATCGCTTTGTTGCGTTTACGAGCTTCCCGCCTTGCCTTTGTGTATTTCCGTGGCATACTATTGCAGTTGCCCGTTATACCAAGTCGCTATTAACGTTTCATCCGAGTAGATGTCATACACCACGTCCACCCAATAGCCGCCAAACGTGGAGGCGATGACGTAAACAAGGCTGTCATATTCAGCCGACAACCGCTCGGCCTCGCCTTGTGCCTTAACTTCGGTGTCGAAGTGTTTAGGGTAGTCTGTTACTTGCATAGCCTGTAAACCGAATTTCCCGCGCCCCATTGTCCGGGCCGCATTACGTTAGTCCGTTCCAGCTTGCCCTCGGTTGTCAGGTTGGTAAGCGCCCGTTTAATCGAATCCTTCAAAGCCAGTCCAAACCGTTCCTGATATGTTTGGTACATTTCCCAGGCGTTGTAATCGCGCCCTGTTTCCTGAAATATTGTTAACACCCGCGCCTCTTGCGCCTTCGCGTTACGTTCGGCCTGTATCAATTCCTTGCCGTGTATGGGCACGGAGTTGTGGAACGATGGCCGCTGTTTGGGTTCGAAAAAATCAAGTTGCATTACCGCCCAACCTTTTCGTTATACCTCTTCGTATCTTGTTTCAATACCTTGTTTTCAGCGGGGTAAACCGACTGACAGCAAGTAAAGAAGTGCATGGCCATTATTGCCACGATCAGCAGCAAAAACCATATTACAAGTTTTCGCATGGGTTCCGGGGTTTGTGTTGTTGCGCTCATGGTTTAAAATGGTAAGTCATCTTCGTATCTTGTTTCAATAGTTTGTGAAGGGGGAGTACTTGGCGCACCATCAGCCGAGTTAGTCCTGATCTCGCTGGCCGATAGACTTAAAAAATTGCCTTTCTTCCCCTGCTTCACCCATCCGGCAAGATTCCAGACCTTACCGGTTATATCCATCCATTTACCCGTATAGTCCGGGTGGTTGCTGGCGGTTTTTCTTTCGTTCTTAAATAGCGTTCCGCTATTGGGTTTTTGTTCGTATGCCATTATTTTAATTCGTTTATAAATTCGTTTATCTTAGCCTTACAAAGTTTAGCCTTTCTAAAGATAGCATTTTGCACATCAATATCAGCGGCTACCTCTACTTTATGGGTCTGCATTTTTTCTCTTTTGAATCTTGGGTCAAAGGAAAAGAAATCACCCTGCTTTCTTTCGGTGAGCATCATTTCCAATTGCATCTGATAGAAGTATTTGCTTTCCGATTCTTGGAAATTATCCTCATTCAAAAACAGTTTATACCGTAGGTGAGTGCTTGAATCAGGGCATTTAACTTGTACTATTTTAGTGGGAAGAATTACATCAGGAGTACACCCTAGCAAGTCATCACCTGTAAAGAATACAGTACCTCCCACGCTTGTATAAATTACATCATCAGCGTAAAGATCAAACCCGTAATCCTGACAGTAACGAAGTACAGCGTTAGGCTCCTGATCGTTACCCCACTCCATAGAGTTAGAGTAATATTCATCTTTAGGCGCTCCCTCTAATCTCTGAATGATTTCCAAAATGTAAGAAATAGCCCCATCCCCTAAAGCGGTTTCATCCTCAATATATTTTGCTTTGCTTTTAGGGTTCTCTTTTTTGTAGGCGATTAGTTCCTCCTCTGTCATCAATCGCTTACCGTTTGGCATTATTTCGCTAATCCTCGATCCGGTGAACAAGTCCTTACGAACCTCCATCCAGTCGTTTTTATTCTCGAATATGAATCTTTTAATTTCCATTGAGCTTTTCTTTATTGGATTTAACTTTTGCTAGTATGGTTTCATCAGGCACAAAGGCAAGGGTATCTTTGCGGCTTATGTTGGCTCCAAATATATTACCTATCAGCTCAGCCGCATCCTTTATGGCGTATGTCTTAGCGGCAGGGAAAGCCATTGCCAAAGCTCCATTATTGATATTAACCAAATCAGCAGGACTTGTTCCCTTTGCGGTCTGTAATTGAACTGACCCTATCCCATCAGAACAAGCCATTTCATTAGTGGCTGGATTAAAATAATGAATCCTAACAGTAACCCAAACCCCGTTGAAAGCAGTTCCCTGGCCTGTAATCTCTACCCAAAACCGCTTAAATATCTTCCTTAGAAGGAACTCAACTCGGTCAATTGGCAAGTATCTGTAAGGTATTTTAATAGGATTACCGTTGGCATCTTTGGAATCCATCTTTATAAATGGATGTTCCTTAATCCACTTCTCAGGCGGTTGGGTGTTTAAAATGGCATTTAAGCCCTCCGATTTTGCGGCTACTTCTAGGCTGTCATCAAACAGTTCTTGCAACGTGGGCAGGTTGCTTTCAATTTTAGCGGGTACTTTAGGCGTTTCCATATTAAAAGTCACGGATGTTTTCAAAGTCTCGTTTGTGTGGCGCTCATTAATCAGGCGTTTGGTAAATTATTGTTTTCTTTTCTGCTGTCATTTCTTCAATTCGCTTAACGTACTCCATCGCCTGTTTATAAGCTAAATCCTTACCCCATACTTTTTGGTCAAACTCAGGGTTAGGATTAAATACAAAACATTGGGTAAACTTGCGGTCATAGTCGTAAGCGCGGTGGGCTCCAAATACAAGATAATGGCCGCGTCCGTTTGGTTGAAGAATTTCCTCGACAAATGCTTTCATTTTTTTATTGGTTTAAAAGTTATAAAGTTATAATTTGAGGGTTGTCTGTAAACATCTTGCCAAAAGAATCGCTAAAGTGACGCATAATGCTTTCAATTTGATCGCGGTCGTTAAGTCCTTCGGGGTTGTTTACCACTTCAATTTCGTGTATAATTTCCCCGCCCTCTTGTAGCTGCTGCTCATGCAGCCTAACGGTCATTTCAATTTCTTCGTTATACCATCCCGGTATTGTTGTTTCGCGCGGCCAAGTTTTCATATGTTCCCGTTTCAATTACTTTACAAATGTAAACACTTTACACCAAACCACAAAACTATTGACAATCTTTTTTTAAATATTTTTATAATACCGTTAAATTTGTTATAATTGCGGCTAAAACAGCTATTTCATGGAAAACAACGAACTATTGACCCCCGCTAAATTTGCCGCAAAACACAACATTTCCCACGTTTACGTCTATCAGCTAATCAAAGGCTACCCCGAATCGGTCACCAAGTACCGGGGCAAACACGAGTGCCTCCGCAACTTCGAGGTTGTCAGGGTTGCTGGTAAGCCGTACATCAACGAGAAATGAAACGTTACCTGACTTTAGCCGTATTTATAATCCTGTTAATCTTGATCTTTGCGGCTAAACGGGAACGTTCCACGTGGAAGCAAGCTGACACACTACGTAATGGAGGGAGCATGACAATTTCAGTTTCAAAGATTAAGCCCAACCCGAACAATCCAAGGCTAATAAAGGACGACAAGTTTAAAAAGCTAGTCCAGTCCATCAAAGACTTTCCCGATATGCTCAACAAGCGGCCTATCGTGGTAAACAAAGATATGATCGTGCTAGGTGGCAATATGCGCCTCAAAGCATGCATCGAAGCAGGAATGAAAGAAGTGCCAGTTATCGTGGCCGATTGGTCAGAGGAGCAGCAAAGGGAGTTTATAATAAAAGACAACGTGTCAGGCGGTGAGTGGGATTGGGATGTGTTGGCGAATGAATGGGATGCTAACAAACTGACCGAATGGGGTCTTGATGTTCCTGATATTCAACAGCTTGATGCGGAGGAAGATGACTTTGATGTTCCTGAAGGTGGAATTGAAACCGATATAGTACTTGGCGATTTGTTTGAGATTGGGGAGCATAGGTTGCTTTGTGGGGATAGTACGGATTCGGATGCGGTGGGTAGGTTGATGAATGGGCAAAAGGCTGATATGGTTTTTACCGATCCTCCTTACAATATCAACTACGGCAATATAAAACACCCCAAGTTTAAGCAAAGAGAAATAGAGAACGACAACATGAGTGGGGAGGATTTTGAAACATTCTGCACTGGGTTTATTTCAAATATTGTTTTGTTTAATAAGGGATGTGTTTATATGGCTGGCCCCCCAGGCCATGATGGTATAATAATGTTTATGGCTGCCGATAAAGCACTTCATTGTTCGACTGTTATTGGAATAAAGACCAATTTACTCTCGGAAGGGGTAAATATCAGAATAAATACGAGCCCATTTGGTTTGGGTGGGTTGATAACGGCACAACGTTTTATGGTGACCGCACACAGACAAACGTGTGGGACATACCGAGGCCCAAGAAGTCAGAAGAACACCCAACAATGAAGCCCGTTGAATTGGCTGCAAAAGCCGTTGAACACGCAAGTCGTAAAGATGATATGGTTTTGGATTTGTTTTTAGGCAGCGGCACAACAATGGTAGCCGCCCACCAACTCAACCGCAAATGTTACGGCATGGAACTCGACCCCAAATACTGCCAAGTAATCATCGACCGGATGCTTAAACTCGACCCGTCTTTGAAGATTAAGCGAAACGGGCAGGAATACGTTAAAACAGGCGAAATACAGGCACATGCCAATACCTAACGAACATCTTAACCAATTTAAAGAAGGCGAATCAGGCAACCCCAACGGCAGGCCAAAGGGTAGCCGTAACCTTTCGACCATCCTAAAGGAAATGCTGGAGGAGGATGTTGAAGTGGTCATTGATGGCAAGAAGGAGCGCAGGCAGTTTCAGGAAGTCATCATTCGCAAACTGTTAAAGAAAGCAAATGACGGGGATATACGGGCGATTGAACAGATTTTTGACAGAACCGAGGGCAAAGCAAAGCAGACCGTGGATTTTACGGGAATTGTTGACACCCGCAAGACAACCTCAGACCTTTTCCCGGATCAATTGAAAGCGGAATGACCTCTTTCCATTTCCCGGCCAACAAACCGACCGCGCTAAGATGACGCAAGTAAAGCGGATATCCGACCAGTATATGCCGCCAGGGTCGCGCTGGGGCGAGTATTACACCGTGCAGATATGCCCGGCATGCGAAACAGTATTGAATGAACACCGCGCCCGTTACGTTTCCAGGTGCTGCTATTATTGCGGGCACACTAATGCGGGGGTGCTATTCGAAACAAAGCGCGTCGTGGTGCGTGATTTGATCGTAAACGGGGAACTGATTGCGACTGTAGTAAAGTAAATGCCTTTAATCAATCCCAATCTTTCGTTTTTATCCAAACAACTCCGGCACAAAGAGCGAAGTGAATTATTTAGCGCTTACCAAAAAAAGCAGATTAGCTACGAGCAATATCAAGCCGAATGCCAGACGCGCGGCATAAAGTCCGGGTTGCTTTTAGAGGGGTCAAGCCGATCCGGAAAGACCACGGCTGCGATTGACTTTCAGGTAATGCTAACCTCCACATTCGAAACAAACGCAACGATAAACGTAATACGCGATACGTACAACAGCTTCAAGACAACCCTGTACGATGACTATGCAAAGAGGCTTTCAGACTTTGGTATAGTCGATAACCCTTTTCTTCGAAAACAGGAAATATCGACTTTCAAGCTATTCGGCAACCGGGTAAATTTTTTAGGTGCAGATGGCGATTTGTCAAAATTTATGGGTGCCGGCTCCGATTACGTGTACTTCAATGAAGTTCTGGACATACCTAAAGAGGTATTCGATCAGGCCACCATGCGCTGCCGTAAGTTTTGGTTTGCGGATTTTAACCCAAAATACGCGGATCACTACATTTTCAATTCGGTCATGCCACGGTCGGACGTGGGCTATCTAAAGACCACGTACCACGATAACCCGTTTATCTCGCCCAACGAACGGTCAAAGATTGAAAGCTACCAACCGATTGCCGCCTCCCGCATTGCTAAGGCATTCGGGGCCAAAAGCGATCAGGTTAATGAAGTTGTAAACGCGGTCAACCTGGCAAAAGCATACGACACAAAAGCCAATACGAAAGGCTTTGACCGGGCCGATCTGTCCGAACTGGAGCGGTGCAAGTACAACGAGGCAACCGGCACGGCTGACGCTTACAATTGGTCGGTTTACGGTGAGGGTGAAAGACGCGCACCCGAAGGTTTGATTTTCCCGAATGTGGTTTGGGTTCAAAATTTCCCAGCCAACATCGAGAAAATCTACTGGGGCTTGGATTTTGGATACACTACAAGTCCGTCTGCCTTAGTTAAGGTAGGGGTAATGGGCAACAACATCTATCTGCAAAAGATGTTCTACCAACCAACGCCCAGCCCAAATGAGCTTATGCCATTGCTCAAACAAAATTTGCCTTCACAGGGCGAAACGGTTTGGGCCGATCCCTCTGGAGATGATGGGGGCCGTGGCATGATTGCCGCTTGTAGGCGCGAAGGTTTCCGAGTCTTGGCGGCTAACACTTACCCAGGGTCGCGCAAGTTTGGCAACTCAGCGCTGCTAAAGTATCGCATTCACATTGTCGATTGCCCGGAATGGCGTAAGGAGCAAAGCGGCTACACGAAAGCACGGGCTCGAGTAAACGGTATTTGGGTAACTACAGATGACCCCATTGATGGTAATGACCATTTGTGGGATGCAACCCGAATGACAGTGTTAGGTAATCGACTTTGACAAACAATCACCTTTGGGACGCGGCAAGGCTTGCGGCTTTGAGTAATCGGCTTTAAAACGCGGCCCTTTCGACCTAAAACAATGACAACCTATGGCACAAATGTAATATTTGTATACTCGTTTATGCGAATACTCAAATAAACGTATATTTGCATATACGAATATGAATGGCAGCTACATTTCCTAAGCTAATTAGGACGTTTACAAATCTACTCGGCTGGCGCAGGGAAGGCGGGCAATATTGGTACGTTCTCGCCTCATCCGCTGACACATTCAAAGAGGCCGACGTAATGGAGGCTTTCGAAACCATACCAGAAGTTTACGCACCTATTGCACTGAAAGCCCGCTCGTATGCTAACATGCGCCTGAAAGAAGTTGACGCTGATGGCAACGAAAAGAAAACAACCGAAGGGCAGCGAATCATAAACCTAATCTCAAACCCGAATTGGTTTCAGGGCGACAAGGAATTTTTGATTCAGACTAAAATTTTACGCGAAGTTTACGGCAACGAGTACATATACAAGCTCCTGCCTTTTGGCATGGGCAACGGCAATGTGAAGGCATTGTTTACAATCCCTCACGACATCATTAAGTGCAAGTACGATGCTGAACTTCCTTTTTACCTGCACAGCGAGCCGCCAAAGGTTTTCTACAAAATACTGAAAGCCGATAACGAGTACGATAAAGTTGAAGGCGAAAACATCATTCACTTCAACGACAATCGGACTAAGATCAAAAACTCTACTGACGATAAAATCTTAGTCGGCCAGAGTAAGTACATGGCCATGAGCGCAGTTATCAATAACCTCAAAATGGCTTATGAATCCAGGGGGATTATCTTAGCGCATCGTGGCGCTAATGGTGCGTGGGTAAATGACAGTAAGGACATAAGCGGTTCAATAGAACTTCCAAAAGAAGAACGCCAACGTTTAGAAAGGGCGTTTTCAAAATATGGAACGCTAAAGGGTCAAAAGCAAACAATTGTTACCAGTCAAAATTTGCGATGGGAACAGGCAGGTACAAACAACCCGCAGAACTTAGGAATCTTTGAGGAAACCCGCGAAGGCTTTTTTAAGATATGCGATGCTGCTGGCGTTCCTAAAGATGTTTTTGCGTCTATCAGCGGGGCAACATTCGAAAACCAAAAGCAGGCTGAAAAGGGTTTATACGTTCGTACCATCATGCCAGAGGCAAACGAATGGATCGGTGGTATTGATTACGACCTGAGAGGTAAAGATCGCCAGACACGTATTATCGCGGATTACTTTTATCTGCCAATTTTCGAAGACGATTTGAAAACCAAATCGGAAGCAAAGCGCACTGCTATAACTAATTTGTCGCTGCTGTTGCAAGACAAACAAATCACCCAATCGGAATACAGATTTGAACTGCAAAAACTTGGCTTTGGCGATGGAAAAGAAATACCACCGCCAGCGGATGACAATCAGTCTGACGTTGAAACGTTAGCGGCTCAGGCTCAATTACGCGGCAGCGTTGGAGGCGTTCAAGGTATTCTAAACATTCAAGCGAGCGTAGCGGCTGGAACAAGTACGCGCGAATCTGCGCTTGGGATATTGACAGTGGTTTACGGATTTACACCAGAGCAAGCCTCGGAAATTTTAGGTCAGCCATCTCAACAAAATCAACAATAACATGGGACGCAAGAAAAAAGCAACCGAAGAAAAACCTTTTGTGCCGGACGAATCAATCAACGAAGTGTTTGTTGATGTGCCGGTAAAGAAGCCAAACCGATACATTGAGCGTATAAATCGCGCTATTGAAAATCGGAAACAACGTAAAGCAAAACGCAATGCCGAAGCAAACGGAACCGAAGATTAAGATTTCCCGCGAGGAAATCGAACGGATCAAAGCCATAAAAAAGGCAATGACTGACAAAAAACAAATTGTGCGCAAATGAACACATTAATGAAAGTTGAAGTAAAAACGTTAATGTTCTTTACAATTGCAACGTACACCGCTACAAGCGTTTGCCAATTAAAAGACTGCATTGAAGTTAACAAAAACGATGGTGGCATTGTGTATTTTTCTGTTAATCATTTTATAGTTGAAGTAACACCTATTGCAAATGAAAACACGCATTGACAAGGCCACATATCAGCGGCTAATCGCGGAAAAAGACTTCCGCTTGGCAACGCAAAAAATGAAAATTGCCGATGCGATTACGCTGCTGCCTAATAAGTCGTTTGAGCCATCCGTTACAAAGGGCCGATACCTTTATGAGAACGATGAGGAAAAAGGCATATTGAAACGGACTATTGTTTCCAACACTTACAATTGGTTAGACAGTCATGGAGACGTACACTTAAATGGCATATTTGCAAAATCAATTCAGGAACGCGGCACGCGCATCCCACACCTGCACGATCATAAGTTTCAACTTGCGGCAAAGGTTGGCCGCCCGCTTTCCTTTGCCGAAGTCGGGATGAAGTGGCGGGCGCTTGGCCATCCTAAAAACGGTGATACGGTTGTATTACTTATGGAAAGCCAAATCGAAGCCAGGCTCAACAAAAAGGTTTACGAGGAATACAAAGACGATGCGGTAGATCAACATTCGGTAGGAATGATTTACACCAAGATTGAATTGGCCGCAAATGATGACAACTACAAATCCGAGTATGAAACCTGGGAAGAAGTGTTCCCATCACTCGGCAACAAAGAGGAAGCAGAAGAAGCCGGATTTTTCTTTGCCGTGCGTGAAGCAAAACTAATCGAAGTGTCTGCTGTATTGTTAGGATCAAACGTACTTACACCAACATTGAACAATAAAATTCAGCCGGGTAAACCCACTGAAAAAACTGAGCCGGTAAAAACCACTCTGAACGTAAATGATTTGGTGGACGTGTATCGCAAATCAATTATAAACTAAAACCATCAAAAAAATGGAAATCGAAGTGAAAGAAATTCAGGAGCTAATCCAAAAGCTCGGAAAAGAACACGGCAGCCAAATTGAGGCCGTGAAGAATGAAATCAAAAAGGCTACGGAAGGCTTGGTAACAACCGAAAAACTTACCGAAACCCTTGAAAAAGCGGGTGTTAAAGCCGATGCAATTGAAAAGCTGACGAAAGCCGTAGAGGCTCAAGGGCTTGAAATCAACAAGATACTGACCGGCAAAGGCGGCAACAAAGACAAGTCTGTGGCCGAATTGATCGAAGAAAAGAAAGATGTGATGGGGCGCATTGCGAAGGGCGAGAAAACGTCTTTCAAAATTGAGGTGCCCGTTACCAAAGCGCCGGTACTCCGCTCGTCCGTTACCAACACCACGCAGGCAATGCGCTTGGATGACATTGGCCAAGTGGCATATCGTAGTTTTACGCTTTCATCTTTGTTCCGTCAACGCCCGATTGCGCCTAACTCAAACGGGATTGTTCGTTATGTGGATCAATCGGCACCTACCCGCGCGGCTGCGTCCGTTGCTGAAAATAACGCTTTCCCGGAATCTACCTTTCCGTGGCAAGAGTACACTTTGTCGCTGCAAAAAATTGGCGACCAAGTGCCGGTGTCAATGGAAGC